CCTTAACTTTTTTACGGACAAATGCCATGCGTAATGAACGCGATACTGCAACAGCATACACCCAACAAAAAAGGGCCGCATTAGCGGCCCCCGATTCATCCACACCAGCAGCAGCTTAGGTGTAGACCAGGCTGAACTCATCGTTACCTGCAGTAGAAGGCACGCAGGTATAGGGGATGTTCAGCATGTGGATGCCATCCTGATCGCTGTAGCTCACATCGCCGATGTCGACCCGAGTGGAGGCAAAATCAACAATGTTGCCAGCGGTCTGGCCGTGCTGGAACAGCAGGTTGCCCAGCGTGCTATCGGTCAACGCAGCAGTGAAGTAGTTCTTGGTTGCCATGGTCACGGCTTCCAGAACCACACTGCCAGTCGAAGCACGATCAGTCAGCAGCACTTCTTTGGTGCAACCAACAAGCTCGCGATACACCAAGGTGTTGCCGACATCGAAGGAAACAGACTGCAAGCAGCCTGCATACGACAGCAGCTCAAAGCCAGTGGTGTTACCAGCCTTGAAGACAACAGGAGTTGCCTGGTCGCCATAAGTGACGGAAGGCAGCGCAGTGTCGGTCGGGGTGTTGTAGATCCCAGTGAAAGTGAAATCAATTGTTGGGATCTCGCCAACTGCACCATTGATGGTGAAGGTGCCGCGAGCGCCAGTCACCTTATGCAGCACACCATCGATGTTGTAATAGATGGTGCAGCTACCGAAGCTTGCGCTAACAGGTGCGTAGGTGACACTGGTGGTGGCAACAATGGTTTCGCTCATGCCGCAGGCAAGTAGAGCCTTGCCATAGCGAGGAGCAGTACCAGCAGTGCCGGAACCAGCAAGTTCAACGCTGAAGGTGCATTCAACGCGAGTATTGGCTAGAAGCTGCTCAGATGCACCCAGATAAGGACGCACCAGATCACGACTGACTACATCACTCTGCAGCGGAACGATGTTCAAATCCCGCACCAGCACTGCGTCGACGCCGGTTGGCGTTGGATCCGTCCCGTAAGTCCCCTCCGATTCGAGGAGGATCAGGCGTTTCCGAGTTAGAAGGGGCATTGGAAATTACCTCTGTTTGGTCAGGTGGCAGCGTCCGCGAAACGAGAGTGCGAACGCCTGTCTCGGGGTCAAGGATGTACGAGCCACCTTGCCCTTGAAACTCATCCATCACTGTAAATCCGGTGGCTTATCAGACTTTAGACCGACAAACTCGCAACACTCGTTCTGTATTGAACAATATAATCATTGAAAATTACGCCGGCCGGTTGATCGGCATCCACAAGGTTGAACGAAACCTCGTCTGGCTGCACGTCAATCGCGTAACCGCCAAGCGTCAAATCAGCGACCATCTTCGCGTGCATACTCTCAATCACCGGATCAGCAAGTTGATCGGGCACATCACCTCTCACAATTACGCTCACCCTGACACGCATCCGCCAGTCCAACGTCGGCAAACTCGTGTTCTGCGTTGGCGTATCGTTGATTGGCTCAACCACGATCGCAGGCGACTCTGCGCGTTGAACAGCAGTAACACGACTGCGATAAACGCGACCACTGACCCCTGCTGTCGTCGCAAGCGCGGTAGTGATCGCTGTCAAAATCTGCTCACGCTTGGTCGTCATTGAATCCTCTCTGGGGAAGCTTGCCAAACGGTCCAGGATCCGAACCGCCGCTCACAATTGATTTCGCTCGATAATAAATGTAACAGTCCGTTTTACCCGCCTCCTCCAAAGCCTGCATCACCTTGACCCAGTTTTTGAAGGTTTCGCGGTCCATGGCGCTTACCCGCAGGCTGCGTGGATAGTCACGCTTTCACCTGGCCCGATATTTGTAACAGTCGCCCTTATGTAGCGAACAACCCTTGGCCCGTAGAAATGAGCGTCGACACCGCTTTCAGCATGCGTTTTCTCTTCGTCAAGCGAAAACCAATTGACTCCGTCAAGACTTCCCTCGTCCTGAGTCTTTACGCCCGCTCCTGTTATTACGTGAACAAATGTAAAATTCAGCCCGGTTACTTCGACTGCAGCAGTTGATCCCTCATCAGCCAGCGTCCCCAGCTCAACAATGTTCTGTCGACGACTGGCCCAGTTTCCGTAAATTTCAGGCATGATCAAACCCTCATTAGCATCAGCTTAGTGAACTTGCCATCGTCCATCAGCTCAGGTGAACGGACCTTATACGAAACGCCGTCAACTGTGACGCTATCGCCAGAGGTGAAACTATTGAAGTCAGACGTGACAATTGTCAGTTGATAATCAGTCGTCAGCACCACCCCATCAGCGACCATTTCGCTAGGCATATCCAGAATCCCTAACCCAGTCCTGCCACCAGCCGATACCGACACGCCGAAGTCAGCAACAAATACACTCAGGTCTTCGGTGAATGCCATCGCAATTAGCAGGCCCGATGCCCATGGCAGAGCGGGAACATAAACAGCATAAAGCCCTAGGTCACCGAAGCAACCCAGGGCTAGCTCCGTACGCCTATCAGGCGTACTTCTTCACGCCGACGCCATTGATGGAGTAGGTGTGGGTCGAGGTGTCAGTCACAGACACAGCCTTGATCCAACGCTTGGCAGCGCCCTTGGGAAACACCAGATATTGCTTGTCAGCAGTGGTGCTCACCTGAGCGAATGCAACAGCGCCAGAAGCCTGCTCAGTGCCATCAAGGTTGAATACGGTGGTCACATCGGTGTAGCTACCACCAGAGGTGTCGCTCGACTGGATTTTTACGTCCAGGGTCGAGGTGCCACCGTTCTCGACATCAAGGATGATCACAAGGTCGCCCTCGTAATCGTTCATGTCGACAGCAGTGCCACTCAGATTGGCAGTGCGGGCAGCGGTAGGAGCAAGCGCAAAATGCTGCAGCTTCTCCAGACCAGTAGAAAGAATGGCCATGATCAGTCCTCCTTAGGGGCATAGGTGCGTGCCTTGCGCGCGGGCTTAACCGGCTCAGGCTTTACTTCTTCCGTCACCTCAACAGGTGCCGGCTTCTCAACGGCAGCCGCAAAAACAGCTTTACCGCTACCAACCAACAGGTTCGCGTCCGCGTCACTCACCTCAATAAAGGAGCCGGCCGAAACCGGCTCCCCTGAGACCATGACTTGACGCAGGATCTCAATCCTCATGATCAGGTGCCGAGGCAGAAGGCACCAGGCTGCTTCACAGCCACATCCACGTCCTGCAGAGCAATTACGCGGACGGTGCCAGCAGTAGCACCAGCGTAAGGATCAACAGTCAGATCCAGACCAGACCACATGCCCATGATCATCATGGAGAAGTCGCCGAACAGCGCATCGTTGTTGGCGAGCTGGTTAGACACGATCACCGGGTAACCGTTGATCTCATTGTCCTCATACACAAAACCAGCAGCTACAGCAGAAGCGGACTTCGCAGTCGACTTCAGCGCACCGCGAGCAGCAGCGTTGATGATGTAACGCAGGCTGCCGGCATCAGCGTTCGCAGAAGCAACATCGGTCTCCATGCCGATGTACTCCTCGAAGGTGCCGTAGGTGGTGATGGTCTGGCTGCCAATACCGGTGGTGTTGGTCAGACCCAGGGGCTGGTTGCTGGAGCCGGTGCCGTAGATGGCAGCGCGATCAAGCTCAAGAGCAATCACGCGAGCCAGATCGTTACGGATCATGCCCTCAACATCGATCGAGGACTGAAGCAGCAGACGACGGCTGTAGTCGACATAAGCACCCACAGTCTTGGGGGTCATGTTGACCTGATCGATTGCCTGTTGGCTTTCGGTGGGAGAAGTGTTCTCGCCGATCCAATAAGCGGTGGCCGCAGATGTCTGCCTGGGGATACTGATGTTGCCCTGCAGGCCGGTCAGCATCGTCACGCCAGCTTGAGCTAGTGCAAGACGGTTGCGCAGCAGGTCGATGAACGAACCAGCCAGCAGCTCGTCAGCAACAAGGTTGCCACCAGCGGTAGGAGTGCCCACCACCAGATCACGACGCAGCACTTCGTTGGGGATCACGATGCCGTTGCTGGCACGCTCATACTTCTGAGCGGCAGCCTTGCCGACTTCGATTTCAAACTCAGCAGCGCGACGAGCAGAAACATCACTGGGGTTGGCCAGGAAGTTCAGCGCACGAGCAAAGCTGAAAGAACGGGTCTCCTTATCGGAGAGGCCGACATCATTCGAGGTGATGTCAGCAGAGCGAATAGGTTGTTCCACGGGTTGAGAGCCGAGTTTTTCGAGGACGGCAGCACGAGCCTCATCGAGGGTGCGACCACCTTCGATCAGTTCGCGAGCCAGGTCTTGCATCTGGTGCTTGTCGCCCAGTGCACTGATGGCGGCGATACGGGTACGCTCGGCCTCTGCGGCCTTGGACCGGATCACCTCCAGATCTGGAGTGTTTTCCATTTCAGGTTCAGGTGTTGGTGATGCGGCGGGGGCCGCTTGAACACTGGTCTCATCATTTAGAGACCTGCCAATTCCAATCGTAGGATCAGCAGGTATAGAGACCACGCTGACTTCGTAAGGCGACCATCTGGTTGCCACGAAGTCACCGCCTCGTTCTTCCATCTTGTCGATGGAATAACCGAAGCTGATGCCGCGCAAAATATTATCGCGGACATCAGCAAGGATTTCCTGGGCGAAGCTGTTACGCGAGAAGCGCACTTTGGCGTAACCGCGCTTCTTCTCTCCATCAACCCAAGCGCGCTCTACAACGCCAACAACACGATCAGGATCGTGGTTGAACAGCAGTGGAGCACCGTCATTCAGCCGACCAAGATCGGCTGCTTCCATTTCGTGACTCAGTACTTCGCTACCGAAGTACCGCATCACCGGATACTCAGAGCTAAACGGAAACTCGAAGCTTCGATCGTCAACAGCACGGAACTGAACGCTCTCGGTGCGCTGATACTTGCCTTCCAGTGAACGATCGCCAAGTGGCTGGATTTTGGTCAGCGTGCTAAAGCGATGGCCAACCATCGTCTCAGTCGCCTCACCTTCGCGATAAATCCGAATCAGAGCAGCCGGATCCTCTTCGCTGGCATCAATACTGAATTCAGTGCCAGGGACACCAAGCGTGCCCTCGCGCATCACATGTTCAATGCGACCACGAGCGCGACCACCTGAACTATCCCAAGAAACAAAATCGCCCTCCTGCAATTCATCAGGAGCAGCACGTTCTGCTGTCACAGGTTCAGCCTCAATTTGCTCTACTTTAGAGCGCTCGCCTGTTGCTTCTTCAAACTCAAGAGGCTCGTAATCGCGATCACGCAGCCAAGCCCTTGCTTCAGCAGCAGTGAACTCGCTCAGCTTGAAGCGAATTGCCTGTAACTCGGCGCCGTCCTCGCCCTCTTTGATCCCAAAAATAAAGTCAACCCCTTCGCCGCCTGCATCATTACGGCGACGGAAGCGGTCGTACTGCTCAGGATCACGCAGTCTTGCTGCATGTTCATTCGGATAAGGACGCTCCATTTCAAGCGCCTCATCCATAGTCAACTCACGGTCAGAGTCCATACGGGCCACAAGTGCATCACTCCATGTTTTACCTGGGTCACCTCCCCAGGCTGCCCATGCAACCCTCCCAGGAGATGGATACCCCTCTTCACCAGGGCTGAATCCCTCGGCCTGCTTGTCCACTTCATGGCGAGCAAACCATGCACTCATCGTGCGAATGGTTTCATCGCTCAGCTCGTTACCACTCAAAATCTGACCAGCACGCCGGGCCGCAACATCAGTGCCACCCTTGCGGCCCTCTTCTTTCCAAGCGCGATAACGCCGCGCTTCTTCCTTCATCCCATCAGTCGGCATCGCGCCCATTACTTCTTCCTCTGGCTACGAGTCGGTGCAGGCGGATCTTCCACCGGCATCGGCGAATCAGCGGGCAACATCGGTTGCTCCACAATGTCTCGATCAAGCTCAACACCTAAACGTTCTGCTGCGTTTTGCTCCCTCGCAAGCTCAGCCAGGTTCTCATCGAAGTCGCCACCAAGCTTCGCCACAATCTGCGCCTTGGTCATGTACCCCGCCTGCTCCATCTCCCGATAAGCCTTCACCTCCTTCAACGGATCCACCCAGTCCCAACCACGCGCCATCCAACGCGGTGTGTCATAACGCTCAGGGCGAGTCTCAAAATCATCGAACGGCAGCTCACCAGACAACACCGCAAGCGCCAACCACTCGCGGAATACCCGCATGTGGAAGTGCTCGATCAGGTACGACTGCACAACCTTCCAGTGCTCGCGATCCTCAAGTAGTGACAGCCTGCTGCTCGAATAATTCGTATCACTGAAGTCGCGGCTCAACGTCTCATACGAACAACCAAAGCCACTCGCAAACCTGCGCACCTTATTGCGCACAAACATCTCATACTGCTGGTCCGGCGAGTCAATATTCGGCACCGTAACGTTTTCGCCTGGCATTAAATACTTGAACATGCCAGGCTCAAACTCACTAATCCGACGCTCATTCTCAATGTCGTCAGCAGTAATCTCACCTTCCTGATTGGTGATAAAGCCCATCACGCTCGCGCCAGCGCGCGCTCTAATTACCGCTGCTTCTTCATACCCCTGAAGCTGATGAGCATCGGTCATCACAGGATGGAACCACGGTACGCCACGATGCTGCTGCGGCCTCTCAGGGATAAACAAGTGGATCACATCTTCCGCAGGCAGGAAGACATGCTTTTCATTTCGCTGCGGGGCATTCTGGAACCAGTAATCACCTGGGTGGCGCGTGAGGAAGGCGTACCGCACAGGGCGGCCCCATTCGTTAACTTCCACGCCCATCCGCCATTCGTTCCCATTGGCGAGGGTTGGGCCTTGATACTCCTCGTCCAGGTAATCAGCCTCAAGCATCTGGAGCGCCAGTGGCACTCGACTTCCCCCGAAGGAGCGACGGACAATCCTGAACAGCGCTTCCCCGGACTCCGGTAACGCGCCAACAGCCAGCCACTCCATCACATGGAAGCTATGACGCCCTGCAACATCACAATGCTGCGCGCGGCACCATGATGCCCACTTGCTCTCGATCAGCGTATTCGTCCGCTCATCGCGTCGGTTGCCACGCAGCGCTGCAACCTGCGACTGAATCTTGATGCCAGCGCCGACAACATTGATCTGCGTTGTCCGCTTTGCCTGCTTGGCATACGGATTATTCCGCACCATCTCGCGGCTGCGGTCACGCAGCTTCCGCAGACTGGTGCGAATCTCAGCATCAGCGCTGGCCTGCGTCGCCATCCAGTCGCTGGTCAAGCGGCTGATGATCGCGCCCGCATAATTGCGGCGCCTTACCGGTACAGGCAGCGCTTTCGGGATCGGCTGAAGACCGAAGCGTTGCAAAATCGCAGTACGGATGCCCATCAGCCTTGGTTGAAGCGGACGTAAAGATTGTTCGGATCGCCCAAGCCTGATGCGATCAACTTCGCCTTATTCTCGCGTGCTACTACTGCTTTCAACCTCGACTCCAGCGCTAAAAGCTCACTCAGGTCATATCGCTTCAGCGATCGATTGCCGATTCGGTATTCCTGTGTCGCGCCACCGTTCATCAGCGACCGGATGGCAGCCTGAACGGAATCCAGATCCTTCTGCGATTGCGTCCGACCGTCGAAGGCGCCAGGAACACCGGAGTACACCAGCGAAGCTTGAACCTCGATCTGGCCTCGGCTGTATTCAGTAACAGCACCGTCGCTTACCGCAGTAAGCAGCGCTTGGAAATACCAGTTCGGACTGGCGTCCATATTTGCGCTAGTGGCGGCAGGCAGCGTTACTTTCCAGCCGCTTTCATATGCAATACCACTTGCGCTAGCGCCCTCATTATTCGTATTAGCACGAAAATAATACGTTAAATTATGAGTAGCATTCGTAACGTCATTGCCGAAAATATCCGTGGTCGCGGCATCGATCCACACCACGTCCACGCCAGCAGTAATGGACGAAGGGATCCCCATCAGATGCCTATCTCCCTGTTCTTCGTCACTTTAGCGCTCATGCTTACCACTGCTTAATGAAACTCCGCTTTGGTGCAGCACGCCGCGTCGACTGCTTTGGCTTCTCCTCGTCCTTTCGTTCAAGCTGATCCCATATCGTCCGTCTATCCATCTTCTGGTACAGACGATGCAATGCCGCATACGCATAGTTCATCTCATCCAGTGCTTCGTTGGGGGATTGGCTCTTCTTTACCCACACCCGCTCGGGATATCCGTTCCTGAAACGCAATATCTGTTTCTCCGCTGTCAACTCCTCGAAATAGTCAGCACCAATCGTCGGGAAAAAATGCAAATACCCCGGCCCAGGCTCGTTGTGCTTCAAGCGTCCGAACAACAACGACTTCACCGTATCAACGCCAACCGGGAAAAGCTGTGCGCCCTTCTTTAGCGCTCGACCCTTGTAGTCCACATCCACCTTCGACGCCTTGCCTAACGGTGGCTTGCCCTTCTGCGACATACCCTTAATCGCAATCACACCCATTGCCGCGCGCTCACGGCTGTACTGGTAAACCTCCTGGGTATGGTGGCCGCCGCTATCGATCGCACAACACAACACCTTCATCTCTTCCCCAGCCTCGTTTACATAAGGCTTCTGCAAAATCTCGTCCAACTGCTTCCACACCTCAGGTCTGGACGGGCTGCCATAAATCTTCACGCGATCGATCAACCACCCCTCCTCCTCGCGACCCCAACCCCACACGCTCAGGCTCAACCGATCGTCCTGCACGTCACATCCGATCGTTAACGCCAACGCGCTCACTGGCGGCACATACTGCTCATACTGCTCACCAGCAGCACGCTCCAACAGCGAATCTGCGCCAATCTTCGACGCATACTCGTCCTCCCAAGTCTCGCCCAGCACCGTATTAACAAACGTCTTCAACTGCTCTGCATCGTTCTTCGCATCCAAAAATTCCTCCACCAAATTCGGCCACGTCGCATTCGGGCTATAGCTATACGCCGCCCAGATATGAAACCCGACGTGCTTCCCGTTCCCTGGTGCAGTCGGGCGCCACTCACCACGCTCGACCATCCAGCGCTTTTTTGAATGCGGAATCCATACCCCACATCCTTCGCAGCAATACGAAGCAGTCTCGGGGTCACCGTCACACCACTTAATATTCGGCCATTTCAGGTACTGCATATGTCCGCAATCAGGGCACGGCACGAAATACCGGCGCTGATCCGTCTGCAGGAACATGCGCTCTACACGACTGAAATCCTTAACTGTCGGCGTGCTACCAGCAACAATCGTGCGATTCCAGTAGTACTCCGTCCGTCGGATGCCCAGCTTGATCTGGTCGCCCTCAGCGCCCGCTGACAGCGGATAACCATCCACCTCATCAAACAGCACCACCCTCCGACTCACGCGACGGAAGCCACGCGGCGAGTTAGCGCCCACCATGCTCAGCGTTCCACCAGGAAACTGCTTCTGCAAAATCGTATTAGCCCCATCCTTTGCCTTTGACTCGCTCACCAAGCCACGCAGGCAAGGCGTATCACGCAACATCGGCGCAATCTCTTCCTTCGAATAGCCCTGTGCGTCCTCGATCGTCGGCTGCACCAGCATGATCGGACACGGATCCTGGTGAACATGGAACGCGATCGTGTGGTTCAAGATCTTCGAGTACCCCACACGGGCGCTCTTCATCACAGTCACCTGTTCGACCTTCGGATCCGTTATTGCGTCCATAATTCCCTTTTGGTACGGCAAAGTGTGCCATCTGCCGCCTTCTGCGCTGCTTTCTGCGCTTAAAAACGCATAACGGTCCGCCCATTCACTCAAAGTGAGCTTCTCAGGTGGCTTAAACGCCTTCCAAGCTGCATTTTCAAGCCTAAGTAGATTATTCATCAACACTCTCCGCTAAATCTTCTAGGGTTTCGCGCACAATATCCTCAAGCATCGTCACCGCATCGGTATCAAGATCCGGGATTCTTTGCTTCGCCTTGGTTGGAATGCCCATGATCTTCGTCCGCGCCAGCGTCACAATCTCAACCCACTTCAGCTCAACCTCATCTGCCTTCACCAGCAATCCCTCTTTCTGCTGCCTATCCAGCTCAAGCAGCTCTGCTTTTAAGTGTTCAGTCCTCGCCCTGCTCTCGTCATAGTCAGGAATCGATTCTTGCGTCTCGCCCATCCTCGGTCTCGGTGGCGGAAACGCCTTCTCACCAGCAGGCGGCTTCGGTCCCCGCCCGATCCTCCGCTGTGTGTTTTTCGCCCAATGCTCTCGCATCGTTTCGCTGTTCACCAGCTCGCGTCCGTCTGCTGTACGTACAACAGGCAGCCGTCCAGCCTTCACAGCCGCATACACCGCCTCCGGTGTGACACCCATCGCGCGCGCTGCTTCGGCCCTAGTGATCAATGGCATAAGCGAATAGTACACACAAAGTTCAACTAGCGTAAAGGAAAATCTCTTGGTATAATGCCCGGCTTTTCGATTGAGGCCGGGGTAGGGGGCGCATTGTTCAGCGAATAGAAAATACTTTTACAGCTTGTGCCTAGCCGAGTAGAGCGATCCGAATAACCTCGCGTGTCCCTGGCGCCAGAGGGACCCGCGACTCGATGAGAGAATGGGAATGGGAATCGTTCTCACCTGGCGGCCAAACTAAAAGCCCGCCTACTGGCGGGCTCTGAATCTATGGGCTCTGATCAGTAGGCGGGAGGCTGCGGGAGAATCCGAACAGGAAATGGGATTCCCTCTAGTTTGCCAATAAAGGCCTTTCTAGATTCTGACCAAATGGGAGCCGATTCTAGAAATGATTCCAGTTCCCCGTATGGGTAACTTGAGTATCCGCAGCCTAGCCTATCGTTGATTGAATCTATCAACGCTTCGTCGTAGCGATCGTTGATAGGTTCGCACCAATACCCTAGGCGCCACTCTAGAAACCCAGTATCACCAATGCATCCGTCATCCAACCTATAGATTCTGGCGGGAGAATAGGAACTGTAACGGGGATCGCCTCCGGCGCCTATTTCAACCGCTACAAAAACATCACGCCGCCAGCCAAACTCCCCTCAAATCAATGTCGATTGCTTAAATCAGCATAAGCGTTGGTACAAAAAGCTTCAAGAGTATTAGTCTTGAAGTATTTTACGTCACAATCTAAGTAAATCGACGATGAAAGTCGTGGTATTTCAATGTTGAGCAAGCTCTCCCACGTATTCTACACCTTCCATGTCAATTCACAATGATAAAATAGAGTCAAGCTCAACAGGGTCTTCTTTCCCCGCTTTTTCTTCCAAGCCCGTTCCCTTGGCTGTAGTTTCGCTAGATAGTAG